TTTCTGTTAATGACTGAGTAGTAGTAATTACATTGGATTCAGTTTCAGAAGCAGTAACAGTTTCTGTTAATGACTGAGTAGTAGTAATTACATTGGATTCAGTTTCAGAAGCAGTAACAGTTTCTGTTAATGCTCTAGTAGAAGATACTACTTGTGTTTCTGTTTCAGAAGCAGTAACAGTTTCAGTTATTGTTTGTTCTGCGGAATTTATACTTGCAATAATACTATCTGCTGCTGAGACAGACTCTGCTATGAATACACCACTTAATAATGGTAATGCACTTAATGGTGCTGATGATAATGGAGAAAAGCCTAACATTTTTTATGTTCTTTTATATCGTTACCATGCAGTTGCTATGACTATACCATCTCCACCCCTACCACCAACCTGAACAGTAGTACCAGTAAAACCACCGCCACCTCCGCCACCTCCACAACCAATAGCACCAAATCCACCTGATCCACCAGCAGAAGTTGCAGCTGCACCACCTTGTCCACCACCTCCGCCACCAGTACCACCAAGAAAATAATTTAATGTATTTACTGGTTGAAATCCTCTATTACCAGTACCACCAGCAGTACCTCCAGATGCACCAGCAGTACCTCCAGCGTGAGTAACACGTGTAAAAACTGTAGAAGCTGTCATTGTTATACCACCACCTGCACCTCCAGGAGCATTGTTACCGTTGGCATAACCACCACCACCAGTACCACCAGTAACCATTAACCCAGTTACTGGAAGAGTAAGTGTAGTACCAGCACTAGAATTAGTTGCGCCAGCAGAACCTGCTTGACCAGCAATAGTAATATTACCTGCTGTTGTAGAATAAAATTGTCCAAGTGCTGCTAGTGGAGCGTTGGCAATTGTTGTTGTACCACCACTCGTTCCACCAGCACCACCAGCAGCCGCAGCAGTACCACCATTACCAAATGCGCACGACATTAGTAAATTATTTGCTGTGGTACTAGGATCGATAGAAATGTAAGTAGTTATACCTGCAGAACCACTAGTTGCAACTGCGCCACCTGCACCACCTTGACCAACAGCAATGTAAAGTATATCTGGGATTGCCCATGCAGGAAATATTATGCTTCCTTGACTTCCAGATGCACCACCTCCACCTCCACCGCCAGTTGAAGTTGTACCAGCCTGACCACCTGCACCTCCGCCACCACCAGCGAGAGCAAAAAAGTGCACAAAGTTTATACCACGTGGTTTAATCCAAGTATGCCAACCTGTAGCAGCACTACTCGAGTTCGCATTAAATCTTTGAACATCACATTTTGAATTTTGTGCTAAGTGAGAAAAATCTAACATGGTGATATCACCATGCAGTTGCTATGACTATACCATCACCACCACGACCACCTTGTGCTGGTGTGGAACCTGTAAATCCTGCACCTCCACCACCACCACCACCGCCATATAAAGCACTACCACCTGCAGCACCAGCATAAGCAGAAGTGCCTGTGGCTGGTAAACCAGTACCACCTCCACCTAAACCACCATAGAAATACATTAGTCCACGAATTGGTTGAAACCCATTAGGACCAATGAATGGTGGTGTTGTTCCTCCAGCAGTACCACCTACAGCCTGCGCTGGTTGTGGGAAAATACCTGCAGTTATAATAGTACCACCTGCACCTCCACCACCACTCAATGCGCCAATCGCACCTCCACCAGCACCACCAGTAACAACTACTCCATTTGTTGGTAAAGAAACAGAAGTACCTGAACCAGCAGTTGTGGCAGTACCGCCTGCTGCACCAGCAGAACCAGCTACATTAATATTACCTGCTGTTGTAGAATAAAATTGTCCCATTGCTGCCAAGGGAGCAGCTGCTATCGTAGAAATAGTACCTGCTGCACCAAGTGCCGCACTACCAGAAACTGCTCCACCAGCACCACTAAGTCCAGCATTAACGATCATTAAAAGATTATTTGCAGTGGTAGATGGATCTATAGAAATATACGTAGCAGTTCCGTTTGTACCTGATGTTCCTGATGTTGTACCACCTGCACCACCTTGACCAACAGAAATGTAAATAATGTCAGGCAAAGCCCAGATAGGAAAAATAATTGAAGATTGCGCAGAAGAACCGCCACCTGCTCCTCCACCTGCTGCTGATGCAGCACCGTTGGCACCTGCACCTCCACCACCTCCACCTGCAAGTGAAAAGAAATGAACAAAGTTTACCCCACGTGGCTTACGCCAGACATGCCAACCTACGTTCGTAGGATTTGAGTTGGCATTAAAAACCTGAACATCATATTTCGGGTTTGACGCAAGATGGGATAAATCTAACATTAATATTTACCACCGATTGATGTCACAATCCAACCTGCTGTTGCAGTGACAGTTAAACCAACAACAACGTGGAATGCTGGTGGTAACGCAATATTCATTGGATAATCAAAATCAGCAGTAGTTGTTGAAGCAGTAATTGGAAGTGCCAACTCACCATAGAACAAATTATTTGTTAAGAAGTCAGATGGGTTACCCTGTGCAGGTAAGTTAGTTGCCAAGTTAATAGTGGCAGTTGTCTGAGTATATGAGTTAGTGTTGGTTGTGAAATAAATCACCTGCGAGTTCGTCGCTGGACCAACAAATAAACGATATGAAACTGCGCCTGCAACAGCAGCCCAGTTCCAAGTAATTGTACTTGTAGTACCAGTGGTTACTTGTGTCGCTTCAGTTGACATTGCCGATGGTGCACCCCATTGATCAATTGATTGAGCCTTAGCATAATAAGTACCAGCTTGTAAAAATCCACCAGTCGTTGCTGTTGTTTGACCAGATAATGTTGGAGCAGAAGCAGTGGGTGCCAGTGGAACATATCCTTCGTTAATGTAAATACGAGCAACAGTTGCAGAAGTATTGGCACCGATTGCTTTAAAACGAAGACGTTGTAAGAATCCACCATTGGTTGGATCTGCCTGATAAACGATTGAGTTGTTAATACCCTGACCAGTATAATCTGCGGCAGCAGTAGTTAATGTGATACCACCTTGAATATCACCAACACGAGAGAAGATAGGAGTTGAATTTCCAGCCATTTAATTTTCCTTTATTATAATAAATTCCAGCCCAGTGTTGTAGTTAACACTGTGCCTATTGATGTTGTTCCACCCGATGATGCAGCCCATTTAACACCAGTGGCAGTAGTTGAATCTGCAGTTAAAACATATGTATCTGTACCAACTGCCAGTCTTACGTTATCTGTACCATCATAAGCAATTAAATCACCCTTGGTAGTATTTGGAGATAGTGCATCAAACGCTGCTGTCTTACCTGTTTGACCAGTACCACCCTGACCAATAGTAACAGTTGGTAAATCAGTCCAAGTAGTATCATAGTTAGTATTACTTAATTTAACTAGATATTGACCAGTAGTACCACCAGTTACAACACCAGCGCCAGTAGAACCAGTTGCACCAGTTGCACCTCTTGGACCTTGAGCACCTTGATTAGACTGTTCAAGAGCAAAGTAATCTATTTTAGTTGCGTGAGCAGCATTACCTGTATTGCTATGGTAGAGACGAGCCTGAACAGTTCCACTTGAAATGTAAGAAGTATACCCAAGAACTTCTAAAGCATATTGAGAGTAACCAGTTGAACCAGAGTAAGAACCAATGTTATCCCAAGTAGATGTTGTATTATTGTACAACTGGAAATACACTGTATGACCAGATGCCAACGTATAGTCAATATTTGCAACAACTCTATTGAAAGATGCAACAGCATTGATGGTAAATGTAACGATCCAAGCTGGACCAGTTGTAGTACCATCAGTAATCTGATATGAGTTACCATCATTTAATACTTGCGTATCAGTGACAGAACCAGAAACATAGACACCATTCGTTAGCGATAGCGAAGCTGCTGTATAAACAACAGATGGTGTAAGAACACTTTTCCAAGAAAGACCAGTTGCTGAAGTTGAATCTGCAGCAAGATATAAATTATCAGAACCTACACCAAGTCTTACGTTATTTGTTCCATTATGAGTGTGTAAATCGCCTTTAGTAGTTAAAGGAGATAGTGCATCAAACGCTGCTGTCTTACCTGTTTGACCAGTACCACCTTGAGCGATAGTAACAGCAGCGTTATCTGTAAGAATAGTTGCCGCAGCATTTGGTAGGGTAAATGTTTTCTCGGATCCTGCTGGACCACTTAACTTGGTAAATCCATTACCAGTGCCACCATATGTGGAAGCAATAACCTGTGTTAATCCAGCAGAACCATCAAAGTTATTACCGTAGATAGCACGTGGAGTTGTAAGTGTTGCTGCTGAACCAGTTGTATTCTGATTTAATGTTGGTATGTTCTGTAAATGTAATGCTTGTGTTGCTGGATAATCACAGAAAACTGTGGATCCAGAAGCAACATTTATTTTAGTAGTTCCGCCTGCAGAAGAGGCATAGACAGTATCACGACTTAACGTGGTACCAGAAGATGTGTAAGTACCAACACCAACTTCCCAGTCAGTGCCACTTACGATTGTATAATATGTTGTGTTACCATCACCAATCGAAGAAAATGATTGGAAACCCGCTACTGGTCCAGCTAATGTTAGTGTACCAGTTCCTGTTGTGTTCGTTGTCTCTTGGACACGATCAGCTAATATAAGAGCCATTAATCACTCCTTGCAGAGCGATTATTAAACCGCCTCTAATTGTTCTATTAAGAAATAGCGTTCTTGTGGTGCGCCTTCGTTGTCGTTGTATTGAACGAGATATTGCATTTCGAATGTAGTACCATCAACAGCTGCACCAGCAATTACACCAGTTAACAGAGTATATTTGATTTTAACTGCGTCGTCTTTTTTAAAAGTCATTTTATTCCCCTATTATACTGATGCAGTATAAGTTACGTTTAATGTGTCACCAGAAGCAACAGCTTTATCACCACCAGTAAATAAACCAGCAGAATAAAGTACGTTAGTTAATGTTGCAGCAGAACCAGTAGATGCTGCTGTACTACTTTTAGCACTCTGACTTGTTAAGAATGTACCTTTGATAGTAGTTGTTGCATTAATATTAAATGCAGTCGCAGTAGATGCTTTTGAACCAGCAGAAGCAGCACCGAAAGATGGCGCAACACGAGTTGAGTTAGAATAATTGGCATCTTCTACCCAACCACCATGTGATGAATGTGTATCACCAACAGCTGGTCCAGTTGTATATGATGTTAAGCTGATTAGTCCTAGATACCAAGCTGCTGTATAAGCAGAACCAGATAGATATACATCTAATAAGTGCCCTTTACCAACAGTAGTAACTAAATTACTATATGTGTCAGTCCACTTCACATTACCATCTTTATCGTAGCAAGTTGCTGTATAAACACCAGTTGCTTCAGCATGTTCTGTAGAACCGACAGAGCGACTAACTCCACTAAGTGCTAAAGATTGTGCATTTCCTATTTCCATTTAAATCTCCTTATTGAATTAAGCGAATTGTGCTCTTACTTGAAATTGAAGAGTGTCATAAACTGTTTGTTTAGTTCCAGAATAATTTAGTTCAATTTCGCCTTCGTAATATCCTGGATCTACATTTAATGCAGTTCCAGAAAAATTAAAAATAACTACACCATCAGTTCCACCATTTGGTTTAGTGCATGCTATAGTAGAAAGAACAGTAGTAGTTCCCTTCGCTCTAAAATACATCTGTACTGTTGCAGCAGACACATCTATTGGAAGACCAGTAGCATGTTTAAGGGTGAGTCTAATATAAGGTAGATTATCACCTTGAACTAATTTTATTCTATCTGTCATTTTATCATTCTTAGAATTATGATAGTTGAGTCACCATATATTTATAATAGTGCTTGAAATTCTTCTCTTGTTTCTTATTTATAATAATAGAAAACGCAATAAAAATCCCTCCGTAGAGGGATTCTTCTAGAGATACCCGATGTTATACTGTTGGAACAGTGTAAGTTTGAGTTAGATCGTTTGGATTAACGAAAACTCCATCTGCATATTCCCAACCGATACCAACCATAGTATCAGTAATATCAATAAATTCTAAACCAGTTCCAGGATAATCTCCTTGTGCTGGTAATTTATTCCATACACATATGTTATCTACAAACCCATTTTTAATGTGGGCAATAGTATAAGTTCTTGGTGTAGAATCCATAACTTCGTCTAATTGATCAATCATTTATTTTTCTCCTTAATATAATCCGTAAATTTCTTCAATAATAACAGAACCGCCTGAACCAGCAGAGGCACCAGCACCGCCAGATCCACAAATTCCTTTACCAGCAAGACCATTTGAACTTTGTCCAGCACCACCACCTAATCCACCACCAACTCCAGCACCATATGAATTATATGAATAACCTGGATACTGCACAGGTGGTTCTGCCCCAAGAGAATAACCACCACCACCGCCAGCGCCACCTAAAATAGTAACACCAGTTCCAGTAGATGTTCCACCTGCTCCGCCATTATAAGATTGTCCTGCTTGTGGATTGCCTGCGGCAGTACCAGTAGCACCACCAGTAGAAACAATATATGAACCGAATGATGATGAATTGCCACCTGCACCTGATGCACCACCAGCACCAACTGTAACTGTTACGTTAGTTGTAACTGCAGATACTTCTAGTGTAACAATACCAATTCCACCAGATCCACCTCCACCTCCACCACCACCTGCACCACCTCCGCCACCTCCGCCACCACCGTAACATGTGACACGTATACGTTTTAAATCTGTTTTACCAGTCTGTGTCCAAGTAGCAGATCCAGGAGTAGCAAAAACTTCTGTTTTAACCCATCCACGTGGACGATCTTCTCTTGCCATTGGAATACCACCAGCAGTTGCACCATCATGGACAATAGCAACAGTTTTTGTGGTATCTACAGTAACTTCACCAACAGCACCTGTAAAGGTAGCATGTTCAGAGGTAGTTCCTCTTCTTAATTTTACTTGCTTTGACATTTAATTATCCTTATATAATATTATACAAATCCGTAGATTTCTTCAATAATGCAACATCCTTGTGCGCCAGATCCACTGGCTCCGCCACCACCGCCACCAAATACACCATTGGCATTAGCACCATATGCGCCACCACCAATTCCACCACCTTGTCCAGTATACTCTGTATTATTATTTGGTCCAGGATGGCCAGGAGATGGGTAAGAATACCATGGAAATCCACCATTAAATTGTCCGCCAGCACCACCTAAAATATATACGTTTGTTCCAGTTGCAGTACCACCAGCACCACCAGTAAATCCAGTACCAGCAGTACCACCAGTTGCAACAATATATGTACCAAATGAAGTACTACCACCAGCACCAGCTGATCCTCCACCAGCTCCACCAGCTCCAATAGTAACAGTCACATTGGTAGTAATTGCAGATGCTTCTAGTGTGACGAAACCGATACCACCAGCACCACCGCCACCTGCGCCACCATTATATCCGCCCGCACCACCACCATAGCAGGTTACTCTAATTCTTTTAAGATCTGTTTTACCAGTTTGTGTCCAAGTATATGGAGTTGATGTTACAAATTCCATCTTAGTATAACCACGTGGACGATCTTCTCGCAATAGTGGAATACCACCAGCAGTTGCACCATCATGAACTACTACTTGATTCTTAGTAGTGTCAACTGTAATTTCTGCAGCAGCGCCTGTAAAAGTCGCATGCTGAGAAGTAGTACCTCTTCTAAATCTAACTTGTTTTGACATATTAATTCTCTCTCATTCTATATTAAACGAATCCGTAGATTTCTTGGATAATAACACCACCCTGTGTACCAGCAGCACTTTGTCCACCACCAGATCCAGTAATACCTTTAGCAGCAGTACCACCATTACCACCACCTAATCCTCTACCTTGACTAACAACAGCACTCCCAGCTCTAGAACCACCAGTTGTGGCTCCAAGATTAATAACACCAGTACCAGAAGCAGATCCAGGAGCACCAGGAGCATTATCACCACCGCCAGCAGCACCACCTGTACATACAATATATGTACCGAATGAAGTAGTACCACCACCAGCACCACCAATTGTTACTGTTACGTTAGTTGTAACTGCAGATGCTTCTAATTTAACCCAACCATGACCACCAGAACCACCAGCATTTGTTGAACCATTACCACCACCACCCCATGCCCAGATCATAATTCTTTTAAGATCTGTTTTACCAGTTTGTGTCCAAGTACTTGTTGTAGTAATAATTTCACTTTTAGTCCAACCACGTGGACGATCTGCACGAGCAGTAGGAATACCACCAGCTGTCACACCATCATGAACTACTGTTACTTTTTTATCAGTATCAACAGTTATTTCACCTGCTGGTCCAGTAAAGACAGAGTGTTGGGCAGTAGTGCCTCTTCTAAATCTAACTTGTTTTGACATTCTTTTTCCTTACCTATTCAATTATTTACCAAGATATTTAATAGACATTTGTGTCAGGTTAGCTACGTTATAGTCGTAACCATAAACAGTTCTAGTATCTGTTACACTAACACCGCTACAAACACCTATCAATCTTAATGTTTCGTATTTCTGTAGATAAACCACACGATTCATAACAACAATATTTTCTGGAGGAGATGCTGTATATGTATCAACTGGAGAATTTGATCCACCAAGATACATATATACGTTGGCATCTGTATATGCAGAAATTAAAACTTCATACCAACCTTCATAATTAGAAACAAAATAACCACCACTAAAAGAACCCATACGAGTATCTAAAATTCTGGCAACTTGGAAAGGAATAGCAGTTGCTGTACCAAGTGGAATTGTAGTGTGAGTATTTTTAACTAAATGACACAAACCTTGTAGATTAGCGTTCATATTATCAAAATCTAGATTGTTTCTAGTCGCAGCTAAGTGTTTGACACCAGCACGAGTAACACCATCATAGATTGTGAATGTATAGTATGTTGGGTCAATATAGATGTCACCAACAGTACCTTTATTAACCAATGAAAGCTGGAAGTTATCAACGCTAGAATCAACTGCAGATGTAATTAAATCCCAGTCTTCAGAAACTGTAACTGATTCTGTAAGAGTTGAATAATCTTCAGTATCTAGATATTCAATACCAAGTGAGCTAATAGAGAAGTTTGGATTCTGTGCTGTTGATAGCGTAATCCAGCTTGATCCATTAGAATAGTAAATTCTTTGAGTATCTGCAACATATGTTACTCTACCTGTAGAAGTAGCTGCAGAAGGAAGGTTTGAATACAAAGCGACAGATGTAAGAGTACCATTGTCTAGGGACTCAAGTGCCTTTGCCAAATAGATAACTTCTTTGCTATCGCTTCCAGAAGTTAAGGCATCCATTTTTGACTGGATGACTGTTTCTAATGATGAAATATTTACGGTCATTTATTATCTCCGATTATTATTAGTATAGACCCATTAGAGCGAAAGTTAATGCATCGTCTGCGATAGCTGCCAGAAGAATCCACTTAGTTCCACTGTAAACTTCAATTGAACCAACTTCGCTGTTATAGCGTAAATCGCCCTGCGTTGGTGTTCCAGGACGTTGTGATGAATTTCCTACTGGGAGTTTTAGACGACTCGTGCCATCTATATTTAGGCTGTTTAATGTGCCATTGCGACTATCGTCAATAACGGTAGTACTTTGAATTTTGATTGCCATCTTCGCTCCTTGTGTGAACTCGGCTTTGTATCTTTATTTATAATTATTTAGATTCCAGACTCTTAACTCTTGCGTCTAATTCTTTAACTGAGTTAATGAGGAATGCTATAATACCCAAATAATTAACAGATTTTACATCGCCCTGTATGTCTACTAACTCAGGAAGAACCTTTTCGATTTCCTGCGCAATGACACCATATGAATTTTTTCCTGTAGATTTCCATGTGAAACCTACACCATCTAATTGATTAAGTATACCTAAAGCACTATCAATGCTTTTAATATTGTATTTAAAATTGACATCAGAAGTAGCGTTAAAGTTTGCTGCAGTTATATCACCACTAAAGATATTACTAGTACGATCTAACTTAGCAATGTTAGATCCAACTGATAGTGTAATATTTCCAGCGACACCGCCAGAATTTGTTAGATCAATTTCATTGGCTGTTGCTACTAAATTTCTTGTAGTAAAAGTATCTGCTGCAGTTCTAACAACAATACCAGTTGTAGAGAGAGCAGAAAGTGACTCTAAGTCTGCATCATACGCTTGAACATTCGTGCCTATTGCTACACCAAGATTTGCTCTAGATGTTAATGCACTAGGTAAATCGCTAAGATTTTTAGTTCTTTCTAATTTACCATTGTTTAATTGCATAAAGTTAGCATCAACTTGACTATTAGTCAAAGCAACACCAGCAACAGTAACTCCTGGATTTGATATGTTATAACTTCCACCAGTAACTGCCACTGCTGCGTTAGAACCTAACACTGCAATAGTATTACTAGTAATAGAAGATATAGTACCAATGGTAGTGCCACCACTATCTTTAATAACATAACCAACTACAAGTTCTGTCGTGAACGATGTTCCTACACCAGTAACTGTAGTACTGATAAGGGTTGTAGTTATCGTCCCAGTGCCAGCTGTGGTTCCATCAACTCTTGTGGTAATTGAAGCCATTTATTGTCCTATAACCTTATGGTTTTACTTTTCTTAATTCGTCTAGTGTATTAAGTGCTTGCACTTTCTTAGTTGCATCTCTTAATCTATCACGTTTATCTATTGCTGCTTTCAGGTGAATTTTATTACCAGAAAGAAGTGCATCTCTAATGGCAATATCATTTTCTTCGAATAAAGGTTTTCTCATTTCACGAATAGATTGTTTAGCTATTTCTTTAGCTTTATCCATATCAACTTCTATTGTTATATTGATAGGATCATCAAAGTTTGCAGTTACTGCACCATGAAAATCCATAAACCCATCTGGAATATGTTCATCATTAATAACCAAGTAAGGTGCACCAACAGGAACTGCAGATTCAATAACCTGTTCTAAAGTATACTGTCCAGTTGGAACAACCAAAGCTACTGTGCCATTTTCTTGTTGATAAATTACTTTTTGCATTATGCCACCACCATTGCTCTGATGTTACCACCACCGCTAGTGACATACGCATATATGTCAAATCTAGTTGTGTTAACATTCAGTATAGAAAAGAGAGTACTACTTGAAGTAGTTAGTTGATTTGTTGCACCAGAAACAATATAATTACCGTTTGAAACAACACCATTATTTAATGTGACTCTAAAGATATAAACACCATTCGTATTATTACCAGAATAAAGTCCTTGATATGTAACAGCTGTCACACCTAAAGAACTATTAATAGTGATAGCAGTATTGTAAGTGCCAGTTCCAACATTATATGCATATGAGAAATCAAAATTTACATACGCTTTAACTTTATTTGTAGTATTTACAGAAGAAGATAATGTTGCTATAGAATTATCTACATACGTTGTAATGGATGTTGCGCTTGTATCTACTGCAGTTTTAACGAAAGCAGTAGTAGCTAACTGAGTAGTATTTGTTCCTGTTGTGGCAGTTGCTGCTGTCGGAACACCAGCTAGTGCAATATCTGATGCTAGAGATATGGTTGGATTACCAGAAACACCAGTTGCATTAGTAATACTAAGACCAGTTCCAACTGCAAGAGATCTAACTGTTGCAGTACCATTTGCATCTCTAACTAAAAGTCCTAGAGAGTTAGAAGGAATACCTGATAGACCAGTTAGGATAGCAGAGTAACCTTGTACGTGAGTACCGATAACTAATCCTAAAGATGCTTTAGCTGCATCAGCAGTTGCACCACCAGTACCACCAGAAGCGATAGGTAATGGAGCACTAAGTCCAGAAATTGTACCACCAGTAATAGCAACAGCACCTGCTGCTTGAGTACTCATAGTACCAAGACTTAACAAAGTCTTAATTCCAGGTACATCACTAACACCAGTACCACCATGAGCAACTGTTACAACACCATTTACGTTTGTAGCATTTCCAGTAACAGTACCAGTTAAATTACCTGTAACATCACCAGTAACATTACCAGTTAACGAAGCAGTAATAGTTCCAGCTGAAAAATTACCAGAAGCATCACGTGCTACGATAGTAGAAGCAGTATTTGCTGTGGCAGAATTCTTTCCATCTAAAAGATCAGCATCGAGTCCTGAACCAGAACCATCAACTGTTAACAATTTAGTTAAAACATCTGATGCCGTATAAGAAGCTAAATCTAATTTTCCAGCTAATTGATCATTAAGATACGAAAAGTTTCCATCCGCTTCTGAGATAGAAAGAGGTGAACCTTTTGTTGCTCGGTATATGATTGACATTACTTACCTTTATCTATTAAAGACAATAACATATTTTTGATATCACTTAGATCTTCTTTCATACTATTTATTTCTGTTTTCAACACTTGAATTTCTTCACTGTTATTGTTAAGAGTTTCTTTTAATTTATTTTGAGCATTTACTTTGCTAATATAACTTAAATATTCATCTCTATTAGTATTTATGACAGCACCACTAGACATATCTCTGACTAGTGAATTGCTGTCTTCTATTTTTAAATATTGCATTATGCGCACGCTATAACACGTAGATCTCTAATGATAGGTACTGCTGCAGTATTTATAGATTTCATAACAATCTTAATAGCAGTTCCATCAAAGGATGGTAAATCTGATAAAGAGTAAGATATATCTACGAATGTATTTGTAGAATTATCATAGTTAATAATCGTAGAGTCTGGATTCATCTGAACCCAGTTAACTGTATCGAATGTTACTGTAGTACCAACTTTATTGTTTTTATAATATACTTCAACACTCGCTTCTTTGGGGATATTAGCTCCAAATATAACCTTTAGGAATTTACAAGGATTTGCAAAATTTACCTTTTTAGTAACATAAGAACTATATCCAGTAGTTTCTAGTGGAGCGATCTCATCAACGAATCTTTCACGTTCAGTCAGAGTTATCGCAGTACCAGCTGGAACTAGAGAGAATGTTTTATTTAGTGTAACTGAAGAACCATCTGTTGCAACTGCAGTGATAAGATATGTTCCATTATTACTAGAAGTACCAGAACCAGCAATTGTCAAATATTTACCAACACTTAGTGCAGACAAATAACCTTTAGTAGTTGTATCTGTAGATGTTATTGTCTGACCAGCAGTGAATGCAATATTTGTATTAGAAGAAGTTATTACGTTATCATCTAATCCAGATACGTTTGTATTTGCTTCTGTTGGTGCATTTGCTTTATTACTGATAGTGATAAAGCTAGTTCTATCTGTATCAATAATTGGAGACAATGCATTGTTAGTAGTTGACATTGTCGCAGTAAGAGTTAATGATTTTGCAGAAGCAAGAGTAGATACCTGTTCATTGATCGCAGAAGCAACCATTCTTGGAGTAGAGAAATAATTTGTATCATTTGATACGATACCAATTCCATCAGCATCTAATACATATGGTGTCTGTACTGTAGAATCCACTGATTGTCCAGAAGTTGTTTTAACTTTAAAATCTACAGCAGTTTCAGAGAATGTCTGTACCTGCATACTTGGTTGGCATGCGTCAAACTGAATATTTCTAGTAGCTTTAATACCACTACCACCAGCGAATCCAGTAGAAGTTGGTGTTGTAGTTACAGTGATTGTATATGAGTCTATATCAACATTAGAAATAATTTTATTGCCATTTATTTCAGCAGATGGGATACCATTAAGAGCAGAGCTAACTCCACTAATTGTAACAGTAGATCCTGGAGGCATACAATGATCACGTTGCCATACACGAACTGTAGTGCTACCAGTACGAATCTCGAATGGATTATTGTCTAGAGTTTGTAAAGGTAGTTTATCATTCCAGAATTGTACGTTTGCAGTAACTCCAGTTTGGAATTGGCAACGGTAGATAGTAAATTTAATATCTTGAGATGCGTCTGCTGTCCAAGTCGATGCATTCTGAGACTTAAACATTACACCTGCATATGGTTGTTCAGAAATTGTTCTAGCACTTCCAGGAATTGTATCACCAAGTTGAGAGATCCAAATTCTGTAGTTGTTTGAATCAGATGCCAAAACAAAACAGTATTCTGTATTATCCTGAACATAAACAGGACTTGGGAATGAGAACTTAGTTGGTGTGTCATATGACTTAACAGAAACACCATCTAATAATACTGTATTAGTAGATAGAGAAACTTGTGATGGAGTTAATGTAACACGGCTAAATGGAAGAACACGTTTTCCAGGATACCCATTAACTACTTCACGAATTTCTAAAGTAACAGGAATATTAGAATCTTTACCTGCGAAGAAAATATCAACACTTGATAAGAATGCACCACCTGGAGATTGAATCAAGAATGTTTGTGCGAGTGGATCATACCAACCAGTATCAGAAACTACTCTATTTGAAGTAGAAACAAGAGTTTGATTATCATATACTTGTTCTTCAACAATCAATCCATTACGCACAGAATTGATTGTTGCTTGTTTAGTCTCAATAACACCCTGTGCCATATAATTTACACGAGCACGAGAAGTAAATTCTCCTTCAGCAGTAGCAGAATCAACAAGTTTTAATTCACGATTACCGCAACGGAAACGTGTAGATTCTGTATTAGGAATATTAAATATTAAGTTAACATCACCAGCTGCATTTGTTACTAAACTACCACCAATAGTTGCAATAGTAGGAACAGCTGATACTTTAGCTGTCGCTCCAGATATAGTTCCAGTGATAGTTTCATTAATTTGGAATGCTGTTGAACTACAGTTAACGATACTTAGTGCATATAAACCAGTCTCAGGATTATACTCAGTACCAACAACTACTGCAGTTGCACCAGATGTTCCACCAGTAATAACATCACCACGATTCAAACAAGTTTGAGAATCTGTATTGATAAGTCTAGCAGTTTCTGAAGAGTTTGCACCTACGTTAGTTGTAGTATTAAATGTTCCACCTGTGCCACCTGGTTGTGTATAGTATAACTTAGTAGCTGGAGTACAGTAAGCAGAAATATCCACACCATCAAAATATGGGTAGAATCTAGTACTTGGTTTTAATTTCTTAATCTGAATTAGAAGATTTCTAGAACGAATATATGGAATAGCTACAGTTGATAATAATCTATCTGCAACTAATACTTGATCTAGCTTCTGTTGAACTATTGTACTAACACCAGTTCTTTGTTGACTTGTTGAAGTTGCACTAACTTCATATGTGACACTGCGAATAGGTCCACCACCGCCACCACCAAACATTGCATTAAGTTCTGCTCTAGACATTGAGTTTTGGTTTACAGTTCTAGTAGCAACTACAACTGGTTTACCAGTCCATACTGTTTGCCATGCATTCCATACAGTGCCAAGAACACCAGACTTTTCTGCAAGACTTTTAACACTATTATAGTTTCCTTCAACATCAATAATAATGTCTGGACGACGAACAGTTTCAAACCAATCATCAGAAGCTGGATTAATAACTACATCGCCAATGAATGTATAGATAGCGAATGGGTTAATATTCTCTAAACGAGAAGCATATGGTTGGTTAATTAAAATAGGATTATCTACAACAGGTAAAGTAATAACATCACCATACAATTTGTAGTTAGCTGCAGCACGTGCCACATCACTTGATTTTGCTTCAATCATATTTACGTTATTATTGGTATAGAAAGGACGTAACTGTTTCTTTTCCATATCAATAGAGCAAAGATAATCTGGAGAGTTTGTATTACCTACATTATGACCAGAAAAATTATCTACAATAAAACCATTCTTAAATCTATCAAGACCTACACTATCTGTTATTTTTAAAGATTCAGTTTGCTGTTCTAACAATGATAAAGATGTATAGTATTCTAAGTTATCAATACGCTTTTCTAATTTAGAAATATCACGCATTGTATATCGTTTGTTATCAATTTTCTCAATAGCAACACTCGTTGATCCTGTTGTGAATGTATATGCTTCTAATGATAGGTTATAAAGAACCATATTCATTTGAGTAGTTACTGGATCTCCTGGAATTAATGCAGAAACACCATCTACTACAGTGAACACACCAAGTGTATTAACACCAATTCTAGATTTTCTTGGGAGATAATAACTGAAACTACAAGTAACATCATTACCACGTTTTGGCATTAATGAGGCAGTAGAAGCTGCTGGAGTAAATGTTGTGCCATTATCATCAATACGTGGGCGGAAATCGATACAATCTCTTAATGGAGTTGTTAAGAAAAACGGGATGGCTTTATAGTCAATGTTAGTATAAGAAGATGCTGTGAAGAAATCTCCTGTACCATTATGAGCAAAGTATTGGAATTCTACTTGAATAGGTGCAACTGGTGGAGGATATGAACTCTTCAATGAAATTTTAGCTAGATCATAATGAGTTGGTCTTTGTCCATCATCAAAATCATAACGATCTGTAATATCAATACTATATGTTGCTCCAGGAGAAGCGAATGTTCCACTCTTCATTTTAATTGCAATAAGTCTGTATCCATCTGCTTTACCAAGATATAGATCAGATGCAGTTGCAGTTGCTTGAGTAGTAAATGTTACAGGGGTTGCTGTAGTCAAAACTTTAGTTCTTTGTGAACCAACAGAAGAGCTAGATTTATTAACTGCAGCAAATACTGTCATAGCTTTACCAGCATAGGCATTCG